TTTCGCCTTCGTCTTCTGTGCCTGCGTGTAGAGTCTCTCCATAAGATTCATCGTCCTCAAAAAGAGACTCAAGATCTAATTCAGGCATCTCGTCGTCGTCTGAATCGCTGACGTCCTTGTCTGAATCGCTGTCTTCTAGAAGACCAGCCATCATAGCTAGCTCTTCAACAGTTGTGTCTTTACTAACTGAATCTGGAGAAGATGGTTCTGACATTGGCTCGTCATCTGAGTCGTCACTTGGCTCGTCATCTGAGTCGTCACTTGGCTCGTCATCTGAGTCTTTATCATCACTCATCATCTTCTCTAAAAAGTCATCCTCTTCTTCTTCGGAGTCATCTCCGTCTTCCTCAAAAAGATTCATTTCTAAAAGCTCTTCTAGCGTTTCATCGATTCTATTTTTACGTCGTTTTGACATGTTATGTAACTCCTTTAAAAGTTTATAATATTCTTGTAGTATCTTGTTATCTGATTTAATTATGCTGCTTCTATTAATATTTTTTGCTTCTTGCACAATATTTTTATAAAGCATACTAATTTTTTGTCTGGATTTACCAGAACTTTTAGCATTTTCTGTTAAGATAATGGCTTTTTTAATTGTCTTAACAGCTTCTCGCAATTCTTCTATTTTTTCTACTAATGCGTTCTTTTGTGCTTGTCCATTAACAAATTTTCTCAATATTGATCTAGATTCTTCATCTAAAACCACTTCGTGAACTGATGCTGTCATTCCGCATTCTTCTTGTTCGCTTGGTTTTTCATCATTACTGGATTTTTTATCAGATTTTTTTGTATTGTCAGATTCATCGCTACTTTCTTCGTCATCTGACATTTTCTGCTCAATTAATAATTTAATTCGAGGAGATATTGACTCAATAATTTGTTGCTTTACTTTTTCTTCAGCAGCATACTTTATTTGCTCTGCTTCTTTTATTGCTTCAAAATATAAGTTATTGCTCATTATGTACTCTCAAAACTTCAGTTATATTAAATATATATTAAAAACCAATTTAATTATCTTGATTATTATTAAAATACTCAACGTTAGCTAAGTCTTTTTCTTCTTGCTCTAAACTATTAACTAAGATATCACCAGTAGATTCTCCATCGTCAAAAGACTTAGACATGCTAATATAAAGTTCTAAACGTTTTTTTGCGCCAACTGTCTCACCACCATCAGTCGTATTAAATCTACTTTGTCCATAACCTTTATCGTTTTGAGCATTTCGAGCTGTTGGTATATGTCCTGTTATTGGGTTTTTTGGTTTAAACTTGACTATAGGATCTCTATTTACAGCATCTGATGTGTTTTTAGATGCAGATGACGTGTCAATAGAAAGTGGGTCACTATTTCTTTTGCCACCTGTATTTTTTGCTTTTGGTCTAGACATTACAGCAATTCTTCCACTAGAAGTTGATAACTCGTTTAACAATAATTCTTTAATATATAGTCTTAAACTACTTTCAGAAACAATATCGCCTTCAGCCTTATGTCCTGCTGATAATCCGATTACACCAGCCATGCTATTACCTAAACCGCCTAAGCTTGATATGTCAGTACCTCTATGCGCTAAACTATCTGTTGCTGTTCTATGAAATGCTGAATGTGACTTACTTTCAATGTCAGCTTCAAGCTCATTATAGTCGTCTTCATCGATTAAGCCAGCAAATAAAGCTAATTCTCTAACAGTTGTTTTTGAATTAACAATAAATTTTTTTAAATCTTCTTCTTCGTAATCATACTCGCTTTTAGGCGAGCTTAAAGCATCACCCATACTCCAATTACTTCCAATACCACTTGCTGGACCTTTTGTTAAAGAGCCAATACCTAGGCCAGTTCTACCGTCATACCCAAATGCCCCGCCTTTTGCGTTAGGACTTGTATTATTAGTGTAGAAGCTGTAATCTGGCATTTTTAATAGCTTTTATTAGTCTTGGTTATAATCATATGGGTCTTCTGGAGCAGAAGCTCTTTCACCCTTAACAGCTTCACGTGGAGGTTCAGGAGCCGCAGGATCACTAGATACGCTATATCTATTCTTAAAGTATGAACCCATAGTAAGCCCTGCGTCATTAGGATCTGTGATACCAAAGCCTCTTCCACCTGGCAAGTCCGGACTTACGTTGTCTACACGTTGAATATCACCGCTGATTACATTGTCAATGTTTTGAGCTTTTAAGTTAGGACCTAAACCTAATGTAGGATTATCAACTGCTTCATCCTCGCGCTCGAGGTTAGCTAATTCAATTATCCTATTATGTGATCTAAATAAGTCTGGATCAAATTCCACCGGAAAGTCTGGATTACTTGAAGCATCGACATTTGCTAAAAATACTGCATATGAATCGTTCATTATTTGTTGACCATTGAAATCAGTAAACATATTCAGTGATTGGTTTCTAGAAATTCCCATGCCAGAAACTGTTCCTGCATCCAAATCTTCAGGAGCAAGAGACGTGCCGTTTGTTACGTTTACTGATTTTCGCTGCTTGATAATTTGGCTATTTACAGCAGTTGCATTTGACTGTGCTGTTCTTCCGTTATATCCTGCCATTTTATTGCCCTTTCTTAAAGTTTAAAAAAATTTATTAGATACCTTTAAGTATACGCTTTTTGAGCTCTCTTTTAACTTCTTGAAGTTTCTTAAGCTCTTCAATTATCTTGCTTTCCTTAATTTTACATGCCTGATAATAATTCATGCACTTAGAAAGCGTATCTGCATAACCACTCGCGTCAACCTCACGTGTTTTCTTTGCAACATCTGATGGGTGGCGAGCTTTGAGTTCTAAGGTCTCGTTTAAACGAGCTCGCTCTTCTCGAACTAGTCTTCTAATTGTTCTAGGTGTAACTTCAACCATTCTCTCTCTATTTCTAGACATAAATAAACTCCATATAGTGTTTCTTGTTTAATCAATATATTCTTAAATATGTCTAAAAACATTATTTTGCAAAACTTTCTTTTTATTTGTCTGAAAATGCTAGTGCTGCCCAGTTATTTGATACATCACCAAACATCTCCATAGGGTCAGACTCACTAGCAACTTTACTATACGTATCTGTAGGTTTAGCAGCAAAATGGTTAGGTCTATCTGACGTATTCTGCTCTTGTAATGTTGTCTTTGCAGTATCTTGTAATATAGATGCCATTATTGGATCATTCGTAGCTTGTGAGATAACTCTGTTTGTATTTTCTTCAAAACTTTGATTAACAACCTTTTTTGAAGAATTACTTGCTTCTGGCATCATTGTCTGTTTAAATGTAGCTTTAGATTCTAAATTTAAATTTTCATTCAAAGAAGACGTATCTCCTCCACTGAGACCTTCTGCTAGTAATTCTACTAAACACTCTTTTACAATGCTCTTAAGCATACTTCTACTTACTTTTGCCATTAAATCAATCTTTCTTATGGATCAGGATAATTAAAGTTTGTTTCAGGAATAAAAGTTTTTACACTACATGTAGTTAATCCAGCAATTACATGCAACTCTGATGTGTTTGCAGTTCCGTCTTCAAAATAGATTTTTTTACATCTTAATTCTAAACGAGGAGTCATTTCGTTTTGTGCTAAAGTAAAACCGGTTACACCACCTGCAGATGTAAATTTAACAGTAACAGGTCCACCGATAGCTTTTAAAACAACCCATCTAGATACTCTTGGTAACTCGATGTCGCCATCGCCTTGAGCATCAGCAGTTTTTTGTGTTGTAAAAGGAAGACCACTAACTTGGTAATTAGCTGCATGATTATGATTTGATTCTACGTTCCAGTCGAAGCTCATTATTTCCACTCCAATATATCATTAAAAATTCTATCTATTCTATCTGTTTTGTTAAATACATTATTTATAAATTGAGGCGTCACTTCTTTTCCTTCTTTCATCATAAATGCACCTGGAGTTGAAGGCTCACTAACAAAATCCCAACAAATAAGTTGAAAATCGTCTTGCACAATTTGCATATTACCTTCTGATCTTGTGCTTCCAACACCTCTAGAAGAAATACCTAGTGTTACACCACTTTCTACCAAAGATTGCAATATTTTACCGCTAGGTGTGTTGAGTATCTCAACTGTTCCGTAAACAATATTACCTTCCATGTGTGCTTCTTTAATATTATGAGAAGCGTTTTTAAGCTCAACTACTGAAGAGTCGGGATGGTCGAGCTCACCAAGTGCTCTATTTTCTTGAATAAATTTTTGATAATTTCTAATTTCTCTTTCAAGAATAGACTTTGGATAAACTCTTCCGTTTTGATTAAGCGTTTCAGCTTTTTGTAAAATACCTTTCATTATTAAAGGCTGACCTGGCTGGCGTTGCTCTTTTATCACTTTAGGGTCATACTCAAAATTGACCCACTCTGTAATTAATCTTTGTGCTCCCATCTTATTCTCCTAATATTTCTTCTTTTAATTTTGCAACAATTAAAAACTTTTGAAGATTATCCTTAGTTAAATTATTTGTTTCAAGATTTTTTATTTTATTTCTTATAATATTATGTTTTTCTAAAAGTATGTTATTGGTACAAGTTAACATGTAATTATCAATGTTTTTTATGCACAAATCTTTTAAGACAGTATATTCTTTTATAATAGTATCACTATCGTCGTTTATAAAGTTGTTTATTAATTTACTTTGAGTCTCATTTAATAAACTTGAATACTTTTCTTTGTACTTCTTGTTCATTATCTTATAAGTCAAAGGATCAACTTTAACAGGAATATCAGGTCTATCTTCTATTTTATTTTCTGTTAATCTTTTGTGTAGTTTAATTTCAAACTCTGTTGTTTTGTCAAAATTACTATTTTTTTCTCTCCACTCGTTTAGAAGTGTTTGTATAGTTGCAAACATTCTATAGTCAGATACTTTTTCTTCAAATATCTTTCCTTTTCCTAGGCAGTAATTTAAATCTTTTATCAACATAGACTTTTCGTGTTCTAATTGTTTGCTGTCAAACATATTATTACATGCTTTTTTTGCTTCAGATATTATTGAAGTTGCCAGCTGATCTGAAACGCTTGTAGTATTGATTAAAGCCTTAAAAAGCTTATGCTCTTTAAAAAGTTGTGTATTTTTTTTAAAGTGTTTTGCTATTATATTAGTTGCAATTTCAGCATCTTTTTTATTGTTTTCTAATAATCTATTACATATAAAAATGACTATTTGCTCGTAAATTATACCAACATTTCTTTTTTTATTATGAAATTTAGTCATTATTCTTCGTCCTCTTCATTGAAAAAATTATCATCTATAACTATATCGTAATTATTTTCGTTTGACTCATTAATTAATTTATTTTTATTACCAATATTTAGTGTATTAGACATTTTTTCTATATCTCTTGTTACTCTAGAATATTGCTTGTTAATATAGTCATTCATTACTTTACTTTGTGGAAGAATACCATCAACTAATCTAGGCGAGATATCATCCGAAGTAATTACGCTAACTGGATTTTTGCTAAAGTCTAGCTTTGTATCTGTAATTCCTGTGGCTTGGGCGCCCATGGATTCTATGTTTCCTGTAATATCAGATTTTGTCCTATTGTACTTTCCTCTTTTGACGCTATTGTTTGCTTTAATAGGCTCACCGCTCATGTTTAAAACTTCTTCTGCGTCGATTTCATCATCTTCTAAAAGATTATCGTATTGAGACATTTCATCTTCTGACATTAATCCTCCTTTTTTAATTTCACCTGCAAATAAGTCGCCTAAGCCACCAGCATCACCACCAGCATCACCACCTTCATCACCGCCAGCATCACCACCACCAAATAAGTCGCCTCCTCCACCAGGCTCATCGCCAGGCTCATCGCCGCCAGAATCTCCTTCATCACCAAACACCATACTATCTTTTTGAGGAAGTTGAACACCTTCTAGTTCCATATCTCTCAACTTATCTTTTTCTCTACCTTTTTCAATTCTAGCAATTTCATCATCGTTTAAGTCAATAATATGTTTTCTAATCCACTCTTTGTCAACAAAGCCTTCAGGAGCAGCACCTGCTATATCAAATTTAGTTCTAATTAGCTCTAGTTTCTGTTGTTGCGCTATACTTGAAGGATTACTTAGTTTTAAATCAAAGTCTAACAAAGTTTCATCTGAATAACCATGTATATAAAGATGAATCATTGCAATTTTATTTAATTCTGAAATTATTGTTTTTTGTATTCTTTGTATTGTTCTACTAAACCTAATATCTTCTTGAGCTAAAGTAGCTTTTGCGCCAATATCCTCGTCATAACCTAAATAAGCTTTTGGTATCTTTAATGCAGCAAAAAGCTTTTTCTGTATATATTCTACATCTTCGATTGCAGTTGTATTTGATCCACCCGCTAACGTATCAATTCTTGTACCTGTATCACCACCTCTAACAGGAAGAAAATAATCTTCGTCGACTGAAAGTGGGTTGTATCTTAAATCTACCTGCCCAGTATTTTTATCAATAACAGCATTTCTTTTTAAAGAAGTCTGTGCTTGCTCAAGATAATCAGCAATATTTTCAGGCGGAATATTTCCTACATCAATATAAAAAACTCGCCTTTCTGGAGACCTTATAACTCGATAAACAAGCATAGCATCTTCAATAAGAATTAGCTGTCTCCATACTCTTCTTGCACCTTCTAATACAGAAGATCCGTATGGTAAAAATGCATCATTGCCTAACAGTCTAAAGTGTGATATCTGCCAGTTTTCAAGCATTTTATTACCTTGAGTAACCCATCGAAAACGTACAGCGCCTGGATCTTCTGGATCGAATCCTTCCTCACGTTCCATTTCAGCTATAGGAATAGGAAAAACATTTATTACACCATATTCTGGATGTATGTCATTAAAAAGAAAAAAGTCGCCGTATTTACATAAGTTTCTAACCCACATTGCAAGATTAAAGTCTATATTTAATGTATCATAAAAAAGCTCATTGAGTATTTTCTTGATCATTCTATTTTCAGAATAAATATGTAAAACATTGCCTTCTACATCTGGCGAAACACATTCTTCAGAGTAAATATCAAGTGCAGAAGATATCTCAGGCGTTGCTTCCATTTCAGAGAAGTCTGAATATCTTGCCATCCTATCATATGAACCATAAGCACTTAGTGTTGAATTATAAACGTCACTGTGTGCTTTTTTAAAAACTTCCAAAGAAGATCTAGTATTAGACTTTGTATTGACGTTTTTTATTTTTCGTCTTACAACAGGTCCTGATCTAAATAAATCAGTTAATTTGTTAAATAAATTTCGATTTTTTTTAGCCATTATTACTTCCTAATAAGCCAATTTAAATCTCCTAGAGGATTTTTTGGCGTTGATTCTTTTTGATGTGTAAAATTTCCACTTGGTAAAAAAACCGGAATTAGTGGATTAACTGAGTTTTGATTATTCTGATAAAAAGGTGATATAACTGTATTATCTATTTTAGTATTGTTAACTTCCATGCCTTTTAAAATAGCATCTGCTTGTTGCATTTGCGAAGCGTTATAAGTATTCGTGTTACTTCCTGCTATCCAGCTGCCTATAGCAATTGACATTATAAGGTCATCATTGTAACCTTTCATTGCTGTTATTTTTTTACCATTCCAAATAAAAGTTTTTAATTCTGAAAAGAGTCTGCTTGAATAAGTTTTTATTTTTCCATTCCTTAGACTTTCTTCTAAATTAGCAAGTATTTTGTCTCTGCTCTCTTTACTAGTAGTAAAACCTGCTTTGCCAATGTTATTGCTACCTCCATAAAGATAAGCATATTTTTCTTTTTCTTTTGAAAAATAAATATTTTTATAACCTAAGTCTGAAAGTTTGACTAACATTGTATAACCATAGGCATTGTTTTCAGGACAGACCATCGCACTATAGTATCTTTTAGCTACATCATAAACTAAAGAAGCAAATTGATCTGGAGGTATTTTGCCTTTAAATTCAGCTGATATCGACATTGTATTTGTATTTATAACATGAAAAGCTGAATAGTCACCACTGTCACCTCTTGCAATATCAGCAGAAAGTATATAATTTGAATTTTCAACAGGATATTCCCAATACCAAATATTATTATTAGGCCCGCTTTTTTCAATAGGCTCTTTTGTTAAAATTCTTATGTTGTCTAGTACATCATTAGTTAAAAATGTGTCGCCTGACGAGGCGAAGTCACAAAGAAGTTCTTGAGCGACTTGTTTTTTAGACATGTTTTTTGTCTCTTTTTCAAACCACTCATCACCTCTTTCAGGGTGTACATCCCACATTAACTTTATTGAGTTAAACTCGTTTTCTTTGCGTTCAGCTTTTGAATATATTTCATGATATTGACCTCCCACACCGTTAGGTGTAGAAAGTAAAATAGCACGGCCGCCAGTTGATAGCGTTGGATACAAACCCATCCAAAGCTCATCAAAATTTCTAACAAATGCAGCCTCGTCAACGATTAATAACGAAAGTGCTTCTGATCTACCCGCATCTTCTGATGTTGGAACGGCTTTTATTTGTGAGCCATTTGAAAACTCAACTTGCTGCTTATTATTAGCAACAATTGTAGGTACTAGAAGCCAGCTTGGCATTGATTTAATATAAGTTTTTACTTTTCTAATAAAATTTTGTGCAACTGCCAGCTTAGTAGCAATTATCAATATATTTTTTTCTTTATAAAAACAAGCTTGCCAAACTGCATACGCAGCTACTAATGTTGATAAACCTAACTGTCTAGACTTAAGAATTATATTAAATCTATGGTCATTAAAATCTTTGACACAATCATCCTGAAAAGGGAAAGTATTAAATCTAATTAATCCTCTAAGCGGATGTTGTATCTTTAGATATTTGTTCATAAAGTATACAGGATCTTTTCCGCACTTTATGATTTCATTAATTTGACCATTTCTAGATTTCATGTTTATTTAATTTCATATTTGTATGTACATGAGTATTTTAGTTTTCTAAAAGGGCTGTAGGGACTTACAGTTAATGTTTCAACATCATCGCTTACACCTACTTTTTTTGTTGTAAGTGCTCTTCCTGCATCTTTTTTAAACTCTTTTTTAATAGTTCTAAGTCTAGAGCTAATCATTTCATCTGATTCTTTCTTTAGGCTAGACATTTGTATATGCAAATCATGTTGTTTAGAAGAATTTAATATAGTTACATATGTAATATGCATTTCTTCACCAACAAGTCTTGCTTTTGTTTTTCTAGATCCATCTTCAGAACTATAACTGTAAACGTTATCTATAGCACTGCCTATTCCATTTATTAAGTCGTATTCCATTATAAACCTCTTAAAAGTATAATTATATACTAAATATATACTTACTTGTTAATATTTGGTCGCCAACCACTTTTCCATTTTTCTTTATTATGATAATAATAAGTTATATAACAACTTTCACAAATATTTGCTTCTTTCATAGCTGTAACATCTTCTATAGATCCTATTAATTTTTTGCAAAGACTGCAACAGATATTAATAGGATTATAATCTATAGGTCTTGTAAACTTTACATTGTTGATATTTGTTTCTTCTGTGTTATTATCAATTTTATGCCATTTAGATTTATTTATATTCGACATATGAATCTTGTCCTTTAATACTAATTTCTATATTTTTATCAACTATGTCTTTTATTGCATCAACATGTGATATTATTAGTATAGTTTTAAAATATTTTTTTAGACTGCTTAAAAGTCTTGCACATGCCTCTATGTTAGTATCATCGAGAGCGCCAAATCCCTCATCAATAATAAAAATATCTGATTTTGGTAAAGAAGATATATTGATTAATGCTACTCTAATTGCAATAGAAGTAATCATTTTTTCCATTCCGCTTGCACATTCAATAATTCTCTTAGAGTCCCCATAATCAATATAAACGTTTAAATTGTTATTAGTCTCTTCTTCTAAAATCTCAATTTTAAAATTTGTTACACCATTCAGTATATTGTTAATTTCTTTATTAATTTTAGGAAGGCAAGAATTAATTAATACTGCAGGTATTCCTTTTTTTGAAACTGCATGTGTAAACATATCATATACTTTCCAATCTGATACTATTTTATTGTATTCTTCTTGCCTAATTTTTATCTCTTCT